AGAGTTAACACCATAAAAAGATTTGTTGGTGTTTTTGTTTCTCTTTAAAGTTTGAAGCATAAAGCCATCACCACCGATGACAATCACAATATTAGATTTATTTAATTTGTGTCTACTTAAAATCTTAATAACCTTTTTTTTTATATACAAAGATTTTTTATTTTTGTCAGATATGATTAATATTTTACTCATGTTTAGAGTGGTGCCCTCGGCCAGACTCGAACTGGCACTCCCAAAAGGGCAAGGATTTTCATACCACTATAGTTTTCACTACACTTTCGTTTTGTGGTCTGGACTATACCTTAAGCAGTTAAGCTTCCTAGTGTCTAGTCTCTACACCTTACATTCCTCGAATGTCTTGGCTCGGTATTAGCAGTTAAGCCTTCACCGAATTTACCAGGTTCTACTTCCAGGTTTTCACCTGGAGCACTCAAATTCAATTTAAGTCCTTTGTGTCTACCAATTTCACCACGAGGGCTCCACGGGGAAACTTCTACAAAATTTTATTATGTTTAACAACAACAAAGATTTCGATGCTGATTTGGCCAAAGGTCAAAGAAATGAGAAAAGAATATGCGATATTCTTGGACTAGGTAAAGAAAAAATAGAAATTAAAACTGAATATAACTTCTGGAAAAAGTCTGGAAGGATGTGCATTGAGCTAGAAAGTTATGGAAAACCTTCTGGTATCAGAGCAACAAAAGCAAAATATTGGGTACACGCTTTCAATGAAGGTGAAACTTTAATTAGTTTTATTTGTGTACCAGTTAAATTTGTTAAGCAGATAGTTAGAAAATTTATCAGCGAAAACAAAAAAAGAAAAAATGAAATCATTAGAATGCTTGGAGACAATTATGCTTCTAAGTGTGTTCTAATACCTATAACTGAATTTGTTGGTTACTGGAGGGAACTTTGAAGAGAAAGCTACCAAAGGTAACTAATAAGAATTTTCCTTACAAATATTATCTAACCTATTGGGTTGATATTAATTCTACTTGTACCTGGGAAAATTTAAAAACAATAGATGGCTACTTACCAACCATTTGTATTTCTACTGGCTGGTTAGTCTCTACAAAAAATAATTGCCACAAGTTTGTTAGCGACATCTCTTTTGAAGATGATGGTGCAGTAAATGAAGTAGGCAACACAACAACAATACCAAATCAAAACATAATCAAAATGAAAAGGATTAATTTATGGTAAAGAGAAAAACTCTTTTAGTAGATGGTTCTGTATTAATTTATAGAATAGCGGCGGCACTAGAAGAAGTAACAGAGTGGGAGCACGATATGTGGACACTTCACTCTGATTTTAATGTTGGTAAAGAAACATTAGAAAACGCCGTAAAGCATTATATGCAAAAATTAAATTGTAATGATTTGATATTTGCTATGGATGATAAAGATAACTTTAGAAATAAAGTATATCCAGAATATAAATCTAATCGTAAGAAAATTAGAAAACCAATTATTGTAAAACCTCTTAAGGATTACGTTTATAAAAATTATAACTGTGTAACATATCCAGGTTTAGAAGGTGACGATGTATTAGGAATACTAGCTACTTCTAAAAAGTATAAAGGCAAATGTATTATCTTGTCTTCAGATAAAGATATGAGAACCGTTCCAGGTTTACATCATTTTATACATGATGGTTCAACAGAGTTAGTTGATGAAAATACAGCTAATTATAATTTTATGTATCAAACATTAATAGGTGACAAGACAGATAACTTTCCTGGCGTGCCTGGAGTAGGAGCTGTTAAGGCACAGAGAGTTTTAGCTTTATGTCCTAAAGATTTACCAAGTATGTGGAATGCAGTTATTGCAGAATACAAAAGAGCAAACTTAGATAAAGAGTATGCACTTAGCCAAGCAAGGTGTGCAAGGATATTAAGAGAAACTGATTGGGATAGTAACAAGCAGGAGCCAATACTATGGACACTTTAATGGATAACTTTGCAAGAGAACGTAAAGCGGCAATTGAAAGAACTAAAATTTCTCACGAGCATGTGAAAAAATTAGAAGAGACAATTGATATGCTTATGAAACAAAAGGCTTACCTACAAAGACAACTTCGTAAGAAAAAATTAAATGAAGAAAAAAATGACAAATAAAGAAATATTTGAAAGCTTAAAGTATCAAGAAGGTGGAGACCATTATTCTAAAATGAAGGTTCAACCAGCTTACTTCATAAACGAAAACAATCTCCCATTCGCTGAAGGTAATGCCATTAAATATATTTGCAGACACAAACATAAAGGCAAAGCAGAGGATATTAAGAAAGCAATACATTATCTGAAAATGATACTGGATAGAGACTATAGTTAATTAACAAGAGGACACTTTAGATATATGCAACAAAAACAAACAACACTTCCAGTAATTACAAAAGAATTATTGGATGGATTAGACGCTTTATTTCCAGAGAGAACTCCAGAAATCAACATGGAGCCAAAGGAAATGTATTTTAGAATTGGCCAAAGAAGTGTGGTTAGATTTCTACACGCTGAAGCCAAAAAACAATCAGAAAACTTATTGGAGAAAAAATAATATGTGTACGAGTAGACCTAGTCCTCCACCAGCTCCTCCAGCTCCAGAGCCCGTTAGTCCACCACCAGTAACACAAGTTACTCAAGGTGCGCCTAGACCTGCTGGATATTCTGAAAGCGATGGCAGAAATAGAAATGATGCTACGCAAGCAGATAGAAGAAGAGTAGGAGCTTCGGTTTTAAGAATACCAATCATTGGAGGTCTGTAATTAAATGAGTAAAGAGTATTTTAGTGACGTTACTAATACTGGCACTATAGCTAGTAAATACAATAAGAGAATAAGTATAAGAGAATTATATTTAGATAGAGCACGAGAGTGCGCCGATGTCACTATACCAACTTTAATAACAGATGAAGGCGAAACATACTCTGAACAATTTAATACTCCATATCAAGGAATTGGTGCTAGAGGAGTTAACAATTTAGCATCTAAATTATTATTATCTTTATTACCACCTAATGCTCCATTCTTTAGATTAAGCATAGATAACTTTGCACTTAAAGATATTGAAGCAGACGAAGAATTAAAAACACAAATAGAAAAAGGATTAGCTGAAGTAGAGAAAGCTGTAATGAATAATATAGAAATCTCTAATGATAGAGTGTCTATATTCCAAGCTTTGAAACATCTAATCGTAGGCGGTAATGTTTTATTATTTGTAAGTAAAGAAGGAATAAGAGTTTTCCCATTATCTCAATATGTAATTGATAGAGACCCAATGGGTAATGTTTTAGAAATAATTACTAAAGAAACTGTAGCTTACAAAGTATTACCAGAAGAAATTCAAAAACAAATCTATGACAATATAAATCTAGATGATGAAGATAACTCTAAAACATGTGATTTATATACATGTATAAAAAGAGATAAAAACAAGTTTCAAGTCTCACAAGAGGTAAAGGGAATTGTTATTCCAGAAAGTATTGGAAGTTATGATTTAGACAAATCACCTTACATTCCACTAAGAATGATAAGAGTAGATGGAGAAGATTATGGCCGTTCATACGTTGAAGAGTACCTAGGAGATTTGGTTAGCCTGGAGGGCTTGACTAAAGCCATCGTTGAAGGCGCAAGCGCTTCAGCTAAAACATTATTTATGGTAGCTCCTAATGGAACTACTAGAGCAAAAGCATTGGCAGAAAGTGAAAACGGTGCAATCATAGAAGGTTCAGCTAATGATGTATCAGTATTACAAGTAGGAAAATTTCCAGATTTCAGAGTAGCACAAGAAACAGTTGCTAAGATTGAACAAAGATTATCTTACGCATTTTTATTAAATGCTTCAGTTGTTAGAGACAGTGAGAGAACTACAGCAGAAGAAGTAAGAATGGTAGCACAAGAATTACAAGATAGTCTTGGTGGTATCTATGGAATTTTATCTCAAGAATTTCAATTACCATTTGTTAAAAGAAAATTAGCTATCTTACAAAAAGATAAAAAGTTACCTTCTTTACCTAAAGGAATTGTATTTCCAAAAGTTATTACTGGTATTGAAGCTTTAGGTAGAAGTAATGATAGAAATAAATTAATTCAATTTTTACAAACTTTAAATGGTGTCCTAGGAGCAGAAGCTATTGGACAGTTTGTTAATGTTACTGAAGCAATATCAAGATTAGCTATTGCAGATGGAATAGAAACTAAAGGTCTAATCAGAACACCAGAAGATATTCA